AAGACGGCAAGAAAGTTACTATTCATCAAAGCCGAGCTATTCAAAACAACGCCCCAATTTGACTTGCCGTAGAAGTCGCTCAAAGAGATAGCACCTGACGCAGGTACGCCGGACGTTACCCCGTAATACTCCGACAACGAAATGGGATTGCTGCCGCCGAACTCTGTTTGGACGTTGGCTAAACTGATTGGACCGCTACTTTGAAGTGCCATTTTTCAGCTCCTCAACCTCTTTTTTCAACTCTTTTATTGCTTCAATTAACAGCCCTGCAAGATTTCCATAGGCCACCGAATAATGCGATTCCTCGCTTCCTGTAACAGCCTCAGGCAGAACCTTTAGAACTTCTTGGGCAACTACCCCGGTTTGCCGAACAGGCGATAACGGCTTTTTAGTGTCATCGCAATAAGCAACATCCGTACGATCAAACGTGTAACCGTTTAACTGACACAGTTTGTTTAAGGCGTCGGGAATTACTTCCAAGTTTGTTTTAACGCGAATATCTGAATACGCAGTGACGTTACCATTAAAATCTAGAACCAGAGGCAGTTGATGTATTAAAAGCCCACATACCACTAGACTGGCTAAAATACCAATGCGATGCGTACCCCGCTTCAGTAAAGGTTTCACTACTGCCCCGGCTGTTGGCAACGCGGATATTAAAATTGCCGCCTCCATCATTCCAAGTAATGAAATGCGTGTCGGACTCAAAGCTAATACCATCGTCTATTAGCTTTACTGTGCCGTTGTGAGCAGAAACCGAGGATGAACACGCTACTTCAGTAGCTGTCAAGCTACCAGTGACTGACGCGCCAGTGGATGTTGTCGTTATTTTTGCAGCGCCAGCGTGATAAAGCGTAGTTGCTCCATTAAGACCGCAAAGTACCATCCATTGATTATTTACATCGTTGTAGAGTCCAGAGCTAGACGCGTTGTTGTGCATGAAAACAACACGACCGCCAATGGAATAGCCCTCGTAGCCACCCGCTGCGCCACCATCGACTTCGACTGAGCCATAACTCCCCGTAACGTCCCTGAGGGTTCCACCGTTTGTTATCCTAACGCTGGGTGTTGTTATGTTGAGTTTCGCCGTTATAGCGGAATTGTTTACTTCTAGCCTTTCTGACCCACCAGTTACCACACGCCACTGATCTGCGGCGTGGAACTGCATATAAGTGTTTGTGTCTCCAGAGTGGTAAATAGCGCTGGGAACTTGAATGTTGCCTGTAAAAACGCCGCCAGAAAGCGGCATAGCGTCGGTAATACCATATCCAGAAAGCGTTGTGGGCCTTGACGTAATGGTTGACCATGCCTGAGTGTGGGCGCTGGGGGTGAACGTCGAGGGCTTGCCTGTAACTTCTCCCCAACTTACTGTTGTGAGGTAGCCTTGAGCGGCGTGATCGCCCCAACCATAATTGCCATATTGAAGCGCCGTGTCAGCCTTAGCACCTTGCGCTGCCGTTGCATAATCCGCATCACTGAAGTCGGTTATGTCTGACTTTGTGTGGGTGTGAGCGCTGGGGGTAAACGTAGAAGGGACATTGGTTAGACCGTTGTAGTCGGTAGTGCCTGCTGGACCTTCTGGACCTTCTGGACCTTCTGGGCCTGCTAGGCCTTGAATACCTTGAGGGCCAACCAAGCTCGCCAACCAAGTTGCTTCATTTCCGTTAAAGCCTTGGGCAAGAGCAACCTCGTAGGCTGAAGCGCCATCTGCCCCATCTGCTCCAGCAGGGCCAGCGGGACCTTGAATACCTTGAGGCCCGGTATCTCCGGTGTCGCCTTTCGGGCCAATAGGACCTTCTGGGCCTTGAGGACCTTCCGGCCCTTGAGGTCCTTCTGGGCCTGCCGGACCTTCTGGCCCTTCGGGGCCTTCTGGACCTTCGGGGCCTGGGGGGCCGCCGGGATCGCCGGGATCGCCTTGTGGTCCTTGCGGCCCTTCGGGGCCTTGGGGGCCCTCAGCACCATCGATACCCGCATCGCCTTGATCGCCCTTTGGCCCAGCGGGACCCACTTCACCTTGCGGCCCTTGTGGACCTGTCGGCCCCGGTGGGCCTGCCAAACCTTGTGGGCCTGTCAACCCGATTGATCCTTGCGGCCCTTCGGGGCCAGCCGGACCTTGTGGTCCTTCAGGGCCAGCCGGGCCTACCGCGCCATCGGCTCCCGCTGCTCCAACAGGACCCGCAGGACCAGTGGCGCCCGTTGCCCCAGCAGGACCTTGTGGGCCAACCAACGAATCCAGCCACTCCTGCTCTGTTCCTGAGAAGCCCAGCGCAACTGCTACTTCATACGCACTCAAACCTGTGGTGCCAGGTGTTGAGTAATAAGGCAGATCTTTCCATGCCGTAACGCCATCGCCAAGTTTGAAGCGCAGCGTATCGATCTCGAACCCGGGCTCACCTTGGGCAAGTGTTGGATTGGCAGCAGTCCAGTTAGAAGTCGTATCGCGTCGGAATTTGATGCGATCAGCCATCAGCATCACCCCCATCAACTTCTTCATCAGGCAAATACACGCTATTGGCAAAGCCACCATCAAGCAGCTTGTCACCCAATACATATGGCGGCTCTAAAGGCTTTCCATCGGCATCCACAACGTCTGACTTCAAAATGTATCGAGAGTCATTGTCCCTGCGAATGCGCGGCATTAGGCGCTCCCGTAAGCGGTGATGTCGTTTTCAACCGTCAGCGCACCCGAACTGGTCAGCGCAAAGCGATCAACCCCGGCGTAACGGAACTTGAGGGTTGTGCCTGACACATAAATCTCCCAACTGCCTAGCGTCACCTTCTCGGTGCCTACGTTTGTGAGACCAGTCGGTGCGCCTGAGAGATTGAGGGTGATGTTGCCTGTTAATGTCCCGCCGCCTGTCAGGTTGTTGCCTGCTGTGACGGTTCGTGACAGGTTGGCCGCCGTAGTGGCGTTGATCGCATCAGTTGCATTGGTCGCATTAGCCGCATTGGTCGCGTTTGCCACTGTGTCGGTAGTGCGGTAATAGCGACCGTCAAGGTTCACCGTCAGGTCGCCAAGACCTGCGCGCTCGAGCGTTACTGTCCCGGTTGATGCGTTCCAGCTTGCGTCATTGACGTAGTTGTTATTCTGCTTGTCAGCAGTGAGGGTGAAGTTTGGGTAGGTCCCGCTAACCGTAATGCCATTACCAATAATCGATACCGGCTGATCGGGGGCGGTGTTGGTGATCTCCCCTCTAGCCGTAACCGCAATGCCTGTCCCGGCAGTCAGGCCGTAATCAGTGGCCGTCAGATTTTCAAACGTAGCAGTTCCAGTAAATGTCGGGCTTGCTGCCGGGGCTGCAAGACTAAACGCTGTTTGAATCGCCTGCCATTCAGCAAGATAATCTGCGGCCCGAACCACCAGATCGTCGCTACCGGGCGGCAGATCATCACGGTTGATCCACGTTGGCGAAAAGTTGTAGGTGATGCTCATGCCTGCCTCCAAAGTCTTGCTGATAGCCTTGCGCCAAGGCCATTAGAAAGAGGGCGGCTTGCGCCGCCCGTGAGGATCAAGCAATCACATCTTGAACATAGAGCTTTACACCCGCTTCGGGGCGATACGTCTTGGTGCCAAACACAATGTCAGCGACCATGAGGTTGCCCAGATGCTCCAGCTTGTACTGAGTCTGCATACGAACAGACTTTTGCTCGGCAAGAACAATCGCGTCCTTGTGCATCAGCATGATTCCCTTCTCGTCCGTGTTCTCCGTGGGGAGGTTGGTCGAGCAGAAAATGTCAATGCCGTACAGGTTGGTCACACGACCGTTATCAACGACCTGGTTGCGAACGAAGTCGGTTGAGCTGTAACGCTCGATGCCCGACATAGTGGCTTTAACGGAAGGCGGGATAATCATCACGCGATCCGTCATCGGCACATCCTTCTCGTCCAGAGTGTTAATTGCAGCGCGGAACGCAGCGTCGTTAAACACAACCGCACCTCCCGCAGACGCCTGAACGCCAGCAGCCGTTGCCTCAAGCTGAGCCGTAAAGTTCGCGGCCTCAGCAACCAGCGTGGTGTCTACGCGCTTTGCCAGCGAATACGCGGCATCACTGACGTAGAAAGGCTTGGCCGTAGCCAACTGCTGAAGATCGGTCAGATCCTCAATCAGCATGGCGTAGTCCCAATGCTGGTCAACAACCACTTGCAGGTTGCTTTCCGTTGAAGTGAGCAGAGTCACTTCGGTTTCAGCAACTTTCTGAGTCGCTTCGTTACGGCTGGGCTTGGGAATGTTGAGGGTGTCACCCTTCTTGCCAGTGAAGGGAATCTTTTTCACATTCGGCTGAACAACAAGTGACCGCTCAAATTCAGCGATAATCTCGTTGGACCATAGCTTCGGAATGAAGCTGGCTTGAGTGGCGTTAGTACGATGGTCAGTACCCAAAGGCATAGCAATCTCCTATCAATTCGCTACACCCCAAAAGCCTCTGCTAGTCGTCAACTACTCGGCCATCCATGTAGGCTTCAGTAATTTCCGGTGTCATCGCTTCGTACTTCTGGGGATTTTCTCGCAGTAAACGGCGCAGACCGGAGGCTTTGAACACACGCTTGTTCGCCGCACCCGCTTCCACGCTACCTCGGCCACCACCCGTACTGGCTTGGTTGACCGCTTTTGGACCACTTACCGTTGTTCCCTTGATCTGCTTGTAGGTGTCAATCAGATCAATCAGCTCATCGGCATCAAAATTCGCACCTGCCGACTCAAATCGACGCTTGCGAACGGGCGAACTGTTAACCCACTCCTGATAATCGGGGCTCTGCAAAAGCTCTCCCACATCAGGGTGTGCTGATCGCACTGCTGATACTGATCGTTCCTGCTCCACCTGCTGCGTCACCTGACGCAATCGCTGTACCTCGGGATGGTTCTCGATGCTCTTGGCAACGGCCATCTCGGGGTTGTTGATGTACTCAAGCGGATCAATGGGTTTCGGGCCTTGTGGCTCCGGTTTTGGTTGCAGCGATGACCGCATTTCCTGAATCTCACGTCGAAGCGATCCAAGGTCATTGCCCTGTCGGGCCAGCGCCTTTTCAACTTCTTGGTGCATTCGGGCAACTTCAGCCACGGACTTGCCTCGGTACTTCTCGGGCAACTCGTCTGCTTCAGGGGCCTGCTCTTGCGTCTGGTCCTGCGCCTGCGGGGTGTCCTCGGACTGTCCCGCGAGTTCGCTCGGCTGACCTTCAAGCCAGGTTGGTCCTGCTACATTGTCAAGCTGTTCTCCGATGAGTCCTGCTTCCTGATCGGACTCTTGGTTCTGTACCTCTGCTGCTTCCATCGTTTGCTCCGTTCCGCGTAGCGGGTTGTCGGTCATGTATGCCAAGGGGCTACTGCCTTATCTTGGCGGCTTTTTCGTGATCCTTTGCCCATTTGTCGGCGGCAGTCGGGAAATCCCCGGTTACTCCCTCCAACTTGAACAAAGGCGCACTGATCTTGTAACGGGCTGAACCACCACACACGCATCGGTGGGTGTCCGTAACCAGCCCAAATTCTTCGGTGATGGCTTCGCAGCGATCACAGCGGTAATCGCGCAGCGCCCTCACTCGCTCTCGTCCTCGTCCTCGTCCTCTAATTCTCTTTGCCAAGCTCGAATTTCTTCTTCAAACGCAAGCACCGCTCGATATGCCCGAATCCTTCCCTTGGCTTCGTAAAACTCCCGGGCGTTGGTGGCGCTATCTATCGTTACCGACTCTGCCCAACCAACAATGGTGTCAACAAAGTTCTTCCACCCTGGCGTACCAAACATATCAAGCGCATCACTGACGGTCTTACGATTGCGCTCCCGCTCCTGTCGCTCAACTTCACGCAGCCTTTCAACCTCGCTCATCAGCAGATTCCTTAACCTCGGCCCTGCTTCGGCGCTTTCGAGGCTGCTCCTCGATTGGCTTGCGCTCGCATTTCTCAAGCTCAAGCTCCAGTACCGCAACGCGATCACGAAGCCCTTTGTTGTCTGCAATCAGTCCGTTCAGACTTTTTTCGACCTTCAAAATGACTTGCCTGAACTCATCATTACTCACAAACATACCGTTCTCCCTCCGGCTTATAGCGAAAAATCACTATTGTTGTCCAATTTAACTTTGCTGAATGTCATTTGGCAACTCATTCATGCCCTGAATAGTGGGGGCTGGCGGCTGACCGGGAGGGTTTGGCGGCTGTTGAGCTGGCGGTTGAGGCGGTTGTTGTGCTTGAAGTGCCTGTATTCGCTCTGCCTGACGGACCTCGAAATCTTCTTCCTCCCGCAACGCCCGGGCAATCTCCAGCAAATCCTTCACGCTGTAATCGGGCTCGCCATCATTGTCTTGATCGCCGTAGCGCAGGTACAACTCCATGCCGTAGTTCTTCGCTTCTGCTTCGTATTTGTCAGCACGAGCCTTGCTCTCCTTGGCTTGTGCCGCAAGCTGGCTGGTTTGCGCCACGACAAGCCCGTTCCTGAGCGCGGCTTCTTCCTCTTGGGCCTGTTGCAGCTTTGGATTGGGCTGGCTCGACTTCTCAATGATCTCAAGCAGCTCCTCACGGTTGCTTACGTTCAGATGCGAAATAATCGCCTTGACCAACGCTCCGTACATCGGGCTGCCATCTTTTGTCACCTGCAAAACCTGCGACAACTGACCCACTTCGACCTCCCTGGCCATGATGCCAAGGCTTGAGAGCGCCCGAAATTCGTAATCAGACGCCGGATACCGCTCGGGATCGAACTGCATATAGATAAAAGCGGTCAATTCAATGGCGGGACGGAACAGGTTTTCTTGAAAATTCACCAACGTATGCTTTTGGCGCTTCATTACCGCGCCCAGGGACATTGAAATCCCCGATGTAGTAGCCTCCGACGCCCCTGCCCGGGCCAGTGCCGCCGAATCCACAGCGCCAGTAGCCTGTTGAACCATGTTTTGCAAGGCTTCGGCCTGTGCAAACGTGATTTGGTCCACCTTGCCAAAGTTGAGCGGCATCAAATCCTGATTCGGGCTCTCCGTAGTAAAGACATTCTTGCCCGGGCGCACCGAAAACTCCTTTCCGCGAGGGATTGCCCCAGCCCGAATTGCCATCATCGGCTGCGTGGTCAGCGCCAGCGCATCGACCCGGGCGCGAAGCTCCGCATTCAGCGCCTTTTGGCTGTGATAAGCCTTTTCTGGTACGCCGCGGCCCCAAAAGCTACCGGGCAGCGTGTCAAACTGGAACGCGAGCAAAGGTCGCTTTTTCACCATCAGGGGGTTTTCGATGGCTTTGGCAAGCTGATCGCCCACCAGTACTACCCACGCCTCGGTATACAGCGCATCCTTGTCCTTGACCTCAGCGCCTTCTTGAATCAGCAAGTCCGTAGGCACGAGCCCGTAATAGCGACGAACCTCGCACACATCTTGCGGCTGCACATCAGCTTCGGGGTCCTTAGACAGCTCAATGTCAGCCAACGAAAGCAAATTGACATTGTTGTAAACGCCATCGTGGATCAGCATTTCAATCCGATGCTTGCTCACCGTTTCCATAACACCAACCCCCATAGCGTCATGGGGGCTGGTACACGCAGGATCGACAATCAGGTTTTGCGGAAGCACCGGATTCCAGCGAACCATCGGGCGATTGCGCTTGTTCACGCCAAACTGAGTAGCCTGACCGTCAGCCACAGGCTTTGACGCAGGCTGGATTTCCAACGAATCCTCAATAACTGCCTCCATGGCGCCCGTACCACAGACCGCGCCCAACGTGACCGCCTCAATGCACGAGCTACGGAAGTCGGCTCGGTTTAAGTCGTGATGAAGCTGGTCGACCATCATCTGCGCGTCTTGGTTGGGGTCTTGCGGATCGTCTTTAATGTCGAAGTACCTAGCCCCGGCAAAGGTCGCTGTCTCAATCTCCGCAACCACCGAGTCCACGGCCTGCTGCGTAGCAGGAGCGATCAATCGGCTTCGCTCGCTTTCGCGCTCCTTGTCCTTGGACGACCAAATTCCCCGCCAAATGCGGAAGTATTCTTCGTGCTTTTCCATGTGGTTGCTGCGGTAATGGTCTTTCCACCGATCCAACATCGGGACCAGCCAACCCGCCAAGCTGTTTTCAACCAGCTCGCCTTCAAAAATGTCGTCGTTGTCCATTGCTGCCTCAATACCCGCTAATCGGGTCGATGGGTTCCCAGTTTTCAGCCTCGAAGTCATCCTCAAAGCTGGTGCTTACCATTTGATCGATGTAGCTCACCGCATCAATCAAGTCGTCATTGACCAGCTTTGATGGAAAGTTAGCCGCTTCATCCAAAAACTTATCATTCCAGTCGCCTTTGATAAGCGATAGTTTGCTATGTTCGATCTTACCTTGCAGAGCCCAAAGGATGCGATCTTCCTTCTTTTGGTTGCCGTGGGTCAGCGCCTTAATCTGAAAGTACCGCCGCTGCCGCAGCATTAGATCCTGCAAGGGCGAGCGCACCGCCTGTTCCGCAATGCCCCGTTCAATAC